TGTACTCTGCCGGCTCTTCCGCCAGAACCAGTTACTTTAAGATTCCAACCTGCATGACCGGCACCTGCTGGTACTTCTGCGTCTGCATAATTAAATAATCCAATAGTTTGACCAGTTACGTAAGAACCTGCACTTGCATTTTCAAACAATGCGGCTATACTTCCGGCTACTGGTGCTACTTTTACACTCATTAGAGCCCATAATGGTGCTCCGCCTGAGGCGTCTGCGCTAGTATGTGATGACATATTATTCTCTCCCTTTAATAGTTAATAGGTACTCAATTCTTAATATAGTACCACTATTTATAAGGAGGAATGATTAGAAGCCTAGTTTTTTAAGTTTTGATATAACTACTGAGGCTGAAGTGAATTGAATACCGATACCACCTTTTTGTGTAAATTGGTCTGTATTCTTTTTGTAGTCATCAATTAGTATAGAGGTTGCATTAGCATAGTTCTGCTTATCTTTTCTTCTAACTAAATTGATTTTGTTTTGTTGTAGGCCTAACTTTGATTTAACCCAATATGTCTTACCAGGTATACAGTTAGGGTCATTTCCATGTTCTACGTAAGCAGACAGGATATGTACGTCATATTTCTTAATGAAGTTCCAAAGTTTTAGGCCTTCGGAATGCCAAGGTGCGTCATGCCAAAATCTTTTGTTTGCAATAACTTTTTTCCACCTAGTGGCAATAGGTATTTTAGCCCACTGGTCAATAGACATTTTGTTGTACTTGACAATGTTCTTTTCAAAGTCAACTAGAACACCATCCATATCACAGTATATTCTAGGTAGTTTGTTCATAGTGTGCAATCCTTTTTAATTATAGGTATAGTATACACTATTTAATACCTTTTGGCAAGTAAAAAGATTACTTATTATAATTAATTTTTGGTTCAGTAACAATTTCAGTCTCTTTTTTGCCTGTCATTGTACTCTCTTTGTTCTCTTTTTCACATTTACATTTGTCATCACCAAGACCACAATCTCCACATGATTCGGGCATTTGTTTGACTTCACTAAGTTCAATACCAGCCTGTTCTAATTCTTCGCTACTCATTGGTACACAATTTGGTACTTCTTTACCACCTTTGTTTTTCATACCAACCATTTTGTAACCTTTCCAACAAGGGTCATCATCTCTTTTATCACCATCGTCAGCTTCTTTAACTTCTTTTTTATGTTCACTATCTTTCATAATAGTTCCATCAGGCATTTTGTGAGAACCTTTTGGTACTTCTTTCTCTTCACCGTAAGAAGCCTTTAATTTTTTAGGTTTTGTCTTAGGTTTCTCATCATCTTTATCGTAAGCGTCTTATATAAGTTTCGTTTTTAGCCTTGTGCATTTTGTCAATCTTATTAAAGAAATCTGATTTTTCTTTAGGTGTCATTGAACCAATGCCTCTGCCCGTTTTTTCTAATTCTTTTTTAAATTTATCTTGGTAACTATTCTCAGAATATGTTGATTGTTGTTTAGCAATTAACTCTTCAATGCTACCTGGTTTTTTGTTTAAATAACTCATTTTAGTTTTTTCCCATTTTCTTTTTTATAATTGAGTCTACCAAACTGGCAGCGCCCTCGTTTGTTTCTGCAACAACTGTTGCTCCGTAGTAATTCTTTAGGTCAGTAGCATACTTATTAAGGTCTGCACCCTTACCATCTACTTTTAATGCTTTCATTGTTCCTGAAATAGTAAAACCTTGTTTTGCTAAATCGGTTGAAGCTTTTGACATCATATCGTGTGTCGGAAAAGATACTGTCATCTTTTTAAACTCTACAATTGTATCTTCGTTAGTTCTTTTAAGAACATTCTGAACATCTGGATGTAATGATAAACCTTTTGCAATCTTTTCAATTGCTGCTACAGCACCAGAATAATTACCAGCTTTGTATCGTTTATCGTTTGCAACACCATATGCCATTTTAATTTGTTGTGATGTAAACTTTGAAGTGTCTTCTTTAACTTCTTCTTTTTCTTTTTCTTTTGCCACCTTATCTCTAAGATGTTTGTATGCAATACCAACTTGTAGTAATGGTTCACCTGTTTCAGGATTTACCATTTTCTTGGTATCTTTTGCTACAGCTTTTGTTTTATCTGTTTCTGATTTTTGTTTTAACTGTGCAATCTCAGCATCTTTTTTTTGAATATCACCTTTTAATTTTTCAGAGTCATCTGTCTTTTCTTTTACTGATGGTTGTTTTTCTGAATCGTCTTCTTTTTCTTTAGCTTCTGAAATTTCTTCTTTTACACAATTAGGCACCATTCGGTCACCTTTTTTCTTCATACCTTTTTGCGTCCAACCTACCCAACATGCCTCTGTAATAGGGTCATAATTATCTTCGTCAGCGCTTTCATCTATTGTATAATTCTCTGCTCTTACTGTTGCACCATAAAAGTTTTTAAGGTCAGTAGCATACTTATTAAGGTCTGCACCGTTACCATCTATCTTTAAAGCCTTTTGATTACCAGTAATAGTAAAACCTTTTTTAGCTAAATCAGTTGAAGCCTTTGACATATCAGCATGTGAATTAAAAGATACGGTCATCTTTTTGAATTCATGTAACTCTTCTTCGTTTACTTCACCTAAAATACTCTTAACAGTTTTAACATCTAGTTTCATTAACTTAGCAATCTCAGCTGCCGACTTACCATCTTTTTGCATTTGGTCTATGTCAGACATTCTACCTTCAGCAAGTTGTTCTTTAACTGCAACTACTGTAGCTGCCATATCACCTTGAGCGAATGATACATCACCATTTTTTCTTTTGTATAGATAGAAAGGACTTGTTCCTGGTTTACCTTCAATTTCTAATTTGACTTTATCTGTATTGTACTTTGCACTTCTAGTCTTGTTCTTAACTACAAATTTTTTAACAGTAGTACCAGACATTGTTGAATTATAAGTGATAGTCATTGTATCGCCTTTTTTCAAACTATCAAATTTCTTTCCGTCTATTTTACCCTCTGTAATTTCTATTTCATTCTGTGTAGCTTCGTCTAGTATTTCTACTTCTTCTAGTCTTAATTTTACACCAGCTGGTCTAGGTATATTCTTTTGAATCATTTTGGTCATTGCCATAACTGATAAGAAAGGAATATCTGCCTTGAAAATATCTACAAGACCACTATCTGGAATATTTTTAAACATTTGTGATAGTTTGTTAGCATTTGCAATTGAAATCTTTTTACCTCTCATCACTTCGTATTCTTTTTTAAGTCTAGCAATTTGAGAAGCACTAAAGTTTTCTTCTAACTGTTCATTTACATCTGGATTATTTTCCATATAATGACCAACACTATTCATATAATCTTCAGCAGAGGTAATTTTAGATTGTACCCAAGCCTCTATATTGTAATCGTCACCTTTTGATTGTAAAATAGATTGTAATTTAGAAGCATACTGTGAAATAGTTTTTAATTGACCAATAGCCATAGATACTTCATGGTCTTCGGTTGCTTCAATTAAATCTGAAATTACATTAATTTTTGCATGTTTAACTGCTACTTGTGTAGGAACATCCATTTTAGCAATCATAGATTTAATACCAGGTGTTATATCTTTTTTGCTTTTAGTTGCCCACACTTTTTTTAAATTTGCTAATTGTGTGTCTGTTATGGTTCCACTTAACCCGAAGTCGTTAGCTTCTTCATTTAATTTGACCTGCCCATAAGCGTCAGCCATTGTTTGTCTATAGTTTGTCATTAGTTATTTACCTTTGCTCCCGCTCTCCATTGATAACAACTCCAATATCTAGCTTTTGTTTTTGGTCCTGGATTATCACAATTGTGCCTCGCTCTAAAAGATTTTCTTCGAGCTGGGTCATCTCTCTTAATACTTAATCCAGTTGTGTCGCCAAACGAAACTTTAATAACTTTACCTGCTTCGTTTTTAACATAAACATAAAACTTTTTACTACCACCTCGTATAGGGTCGTTTAATTTTACTTTTTTACCTTGATATTCTGACTCATAAATGCCTTCAACTTCATGCTCAAAGATACATTCTTCGCAAGACTCATCAATATTTTCGTACTCTTTAAAAGATTTCATTATAGTTTCTCTATCATTTTGGCAACCACTTCTTGTAGTTTTGCCTTCCATTCTTCTTTATATCTTTCTCTATATTTATTCATTGTGGACTCTGTAGATGCCCATTCTTTAATATCTTTCTCAGATGGTGTTTCTTTCTCTCTATCTAAGAAACCTTTTACTTTTTTAATAGGGTTTACCTGACCTGGTGTCATGTCTACCGTGTGTTTTGTGTACTCTGGTGTACCTATTTCATAGACTTCACCATACATTTGTTTGTATTTCTTAGTATGAATACTTGGTTTAGTCTTGGCATCCTTATCACCTGGTGCTGGTTTGTTATCGTTCTTTGTAGTATCTTTGTTCTTAAAGTAATCAGCTCTTTTATTTTTTACATCTTTTGATAACTGTTTATAGTATTTTTTAGGCTGTGTACCGTCTTTCTTCTTCACATCTTTGTCCTGAGGTTGAGCATCCATGTCTTCTTTCATCTCAGATACAGCTTCAAATCCATAATCAACATTTAAGTTATGTTCTCTCATCTCAGCCTCTCTATTTGTTGTTGATACAGGAATACAATCCCATATCCAGGCTTTATGCAAATTATTTTTAGTGTCTTCTACGACAATAAAATTGGTGCCTTTTCTTACAACTTTACCTTGTAGGTCTTCTTTGATGTAATCTACTGTGTCACCAATATTAAAAATTTGGTCTCTGATATAGAGGTCTCTAATCTGTTGTTGTTCAAATTGTTCTAAACTAACAACTGGATTTAAATTTCTCATGTACATGTAACTAGCAGCTAAGTTCATACCTTTTCTAACTTGTTTCATAATACCGTCTGCGTCAACACCTCTTGGTAAACCTTTTTCAAAACTTTTTATATCACCTTTGGCAGCTGCAGCTCTCATCTTACTTGCACTCATACCTGAGGCTCCCTCTGCGTCAGGATCCCTTTCACCAGCAGACACCACTTTAATACTTTCAAAGTCATACATACCATGTCTTGATGATACACCATTATACTTTGTTAATATGTTTTCAAATTCTCTAACTCTATCTGAACCAGCAACCATAGTTACATCTGAGTAACCTTTTTTATATAACATTGTAGCAATGTCTAGTACCATATTAGTCTGGTTAATTTCAATGTTTCTTGCATGAGAAGGAAACATCTTTTTCATAATAGATAACTTATCTCTTGGAGATAGTGGATTCTTTTTAGGGTCATTACTTCTACTTAAAAAGATTTTATAATCATTTGTAGGTAATGATTTAACTTTGTTAATAAGTTTTTCGTGACCAATTGTAGGTGGATTAAATCTACCAAAAGCAAATGCAATTGATTTACCTTTTGCCTCTTTTAAACTATCAATCTCTGCGTCTGTTACTTCACCATCATCTAGTATTTTTTTACATTTCTTATAAAATTTTAGATAGTGGTACTTCTCTAACATCTTATAGATAACATTTTTAGGTAATCTGTTTTTCACACCGTATTGCCTTATTTCATCTGGTGACATATCTTTATCAAATGCAGCTCGTCTTTCTGCGTCAACACCATCACCAATTTTGATAATGTCTTCGATACTATCTTCAATCTCTTCTAACTTATTGTTAATTAATTCTTGTAAGTTTAAGATATCGTCTGGCTGTAATTCTTTTAGTTCATCATAGTCAATGATATCTCTTTTTAGTTCGCCCTTGACAACATCTATTTCTTGTACTTTTCTTTCAAAGTCTTTTATATATATTGATTTGTCAAAGGTAAAATCGTCTGGTCTTTTAATAAACTTATTGTTTTCGATATCAAATACTGCGTCTGCCTTTTTCTCTTGGTCATTATAAGTTTTGATGTCTGTAATAAAATAAAAGTTAATAGGGTGTTGTGTACCAGGTATATTCTTACCTTGAATACTATCAGGAGAAGTGGTCGACAAATACTTTTTAGATAGTCTAACTCTTTCTTCTTCTCTCTTATCTTGTGGTACTTTAAACAATACATTTAAATCTAAATCTGCGTCAGCTCTATATCTTTTTGTAAGAATAGAACCAATAAGACCAACCTTAACAACAGGATATTCTTCTTCAAACATCTCTATTTGTTTATCAATTAATGCTTTAACACTAGGTTTGATTTTAGGGTTGTTAGTATCAGCGTCATCAAACACAGCCTTAGCATATGTTTTTCTAGGTATATCTATGATACTTTCTTTAAATGTTTTCATCTTCTTTTTAATTTTCTCTCTGTTGCCATCCATCTTTTCGCTGTGTATGACTGTATCTTATTACTCAATAATCTTCTTACACTCTTACTAACTTTATTCATTACTATTGTTGTAAGTTCGTTATCAGATTTATTGTTATCAACAATTACCATATTACTCATACCAAATAAATTTTGAAATTTACCAATATTAGATTGTACTTGGGTCCAAGATTTTTTAGTAATATATTCTGGTACACTTCTTTCTCTTTTAGAGTTTCTTTCTAATGCAACTTCTAAACTTGTGTTAACAAATACCATGTAACAATCATAACCTAATAGGTCTAACAATGCTTTTTGTTCTTTAATTTTATCGTAATCTCTACCTGTACCGTCAATAACTAAACCTAATCTACCTTTGATTGACAAGTCCAATTGACTACCAGTCATAGCCTTTGCTCTATCTCTAATAATATCTCTAGCTTCTGCCTCGTTTTCAGGCATTTTTAGTGATAGACCATTTTTCTTTAATGACCTTTCAAATGCGTTATCTGAGTTGATAGTTTTTAAACCTGTACCACCAAAAGCATTGTTTGTAACAAATGATTTACCTGAACCTGGTCCACCTGCAAGGAAAAATGCCTTGAAGATGTTAGGGTCATATAACCCCTCTTGTAAGTCTTGAAATCTTATGTTTTGATATTGCTTCAGGTGTACTACCCTCTGCTTTAATATTTATGACTTCATCACCATAGTAGTCTAATAGAGGTCTTGTTTCTTTTTCATATGTTGCTAATCTCTTTTTAATAATATCTGGTTTGTCATCTTCTCTACCTCTAGCAGTCAACCTTTTAATGATTTCTTCTTCGGACACCACAAGGTTTACAACATAGTCATATTCAATACCTTGTTCTTCCATCATCTCAGCTTGTTCAACACTTCTAGGAAAACCATCAAAGATATAACCTTTTTGTGCGTCTGGTTTTTCTAATCTTTGTTTAACAATTTTGATTGTCAATGGTGTAGGTGCAAACTTACCTTGGTCTAATAATTTTTTTACAGTTCTACCGTCTTCGGTATTTTGTTTTGCAATTGCTCTTAACATTTCACCTGTGTAGATATGTGGAATGCCTAGTTCTTTTGTAATGATTTCTGAGTATGTTGATTTACCTGAACCAGGTCCACCAATCATAATGATTTTTGGTTTATTGATTGCTTCAAAAAAGTATTGTTTAAATGACTTCATTAGTTCCAACCTTTAGGCATAGTAAAGTTTTGCCTACTAAATTCTAATCTATCTACAAGTTTAATTGCACCTGCAACTTTATCAACTGCAACATAACCCTCTGGTGCTGTCACTTGTCACTCTGTAACCTGTTGATGTTCTAAGAAAGTTACCAATACTTTGTATCTGATTCATTTTTTGTAAAAGTGTTTGTTTAGCCACACCAATTGTAATGTGTGAGGCAATTGCAAAGTATAGGGCTTGTTTATTTCTATCTATAAACTGTAGACCCTCTTTCTTTGCCTTAATAAATTTTTCTTTACCTTTTGGTGTTTTTCTACTATCAATCTCATTCTGTAATATACTTTCAAAGTAATCTCTGAATTGTTTTTGCATAACAGAAACTTTATCCATACTACTATTTGAATTTCTAATGTAATGATTGAAGTATGTTTTTAATCTGTAACCTACAGACAAATCATCTGAGATATTTTTACTCATTAGATTTAAAACAGGAGCAGCCTTTCTAAGAGAGCCTTCGGCCATTCTTATCTGTGCGTCAAATTTAGACAACTCAGATTTATCAAACATAACTTTTGTTTCTTTATAACCTGCACTTGCTAAGAATACATTTCTATTAGATGAACCTGTAACTGTACCAAAACTAGCTGATAAACTATCCATCTTTTTACCATTGTATTGAGTATGAAATACAATACCCATTTTAGCTTTTGAAATTCTATTACCAATATCACTACCCTTAGGTACTGCATATGTAATGGTGTTTGGTGTAAATGATATCATTTTCTCACCATCTATAGTTATATCTTTCAAGTCATTTGTAAATAACAAATCACCTTGTAGTATACCTTTGATGTTAAGTCTGGATAATTGTGTTAAACATACAGTTAGTTTTTGTGCTACAACACCACCATGGTTCTTGTTTATATCTCTAACTGTGTAATTGATTTTAGGTGTTTTGTTGAATACAGATTTTGTACCAACGAAGAATTTACCATTTTCTGGATTAATACCACAAATAATAGCAGGAGCTCCGTCCCATTTGACGGTAATATTGGCTGTGTCACCTGTACCTGCCAACATATTTCTAACTGACTTTAGAAAGTTAACTGCATTGTCACCACCTATCGTACCTCTATTGATGATATCATCTTCAAGATGTTCTAAGTGTGTGTTCTTGTCCTGTGTAAGGAAACCTTTAAAATTAAACATTTTTCTCTCTCATTTTTATCCATTATATCATAAAGTTTGAGGTTTGGCAAGCCCTCTCAGTCAATCCATCAACAAATACCAATACTATTTATA